CACCATCGACAACACCCATCTTTACAAGATAAGCGATACGACCCTTAAGCTTGAGCATGCGGCTCTTGAGACCACGGTCAGTACAGAACCAGTCAAAGAAACCAAAACAATCATTTTCAGTTGTGCCTACAGGATCTGCCAAGAACTCGTTGATGGTAATATTCATAATGTATCTCCTCATTGATTATGGTACCATTATACCAAACCAGTCAGAGATGTACACACTTTTTTTAAATTTTTTTCAAAAAAGTTTTTGTAATGATATCAAAAACTTATGGCCAAAACTTACGGCGATTATACTTTTCGATTGTTTCATGCAGCATCTGTGTCCAGTTATCGCGATGCTCTTTAAAGACAAGCGGCTCATGATCGTCAACATCCATGACAACCGCTAGGTTTGTGACAGGCATGCCAGTACGCTCTTCGAACATAATCGCGTATGCAGCCATTTGACAGAAGTAATTTGAAATCTTTTCTTTCTTCTTTGGATACCGTGAGGTCTTCCAATCAAGTATTGAGACTACACCATCGAATTCAGCAATAGCATCACAACGCCCAGCCAGCTGCAGATGCTTACTGTACAAAGGAACTTCAATACCAAAGATACGCCCAATTCTGGAGTCGAGTATGGGCTGAATATTGGCCAAGCTTTGGCGAATGTGTGGGAGATATTCTGTCGTATCTTTTCCATCTAAATAGTCCTCAATAATAGAATGCACTTTCGTGCCTCTACTTGAAGCACGACCACTTACTCTGTTAGCTTCCTCTTCGCCGACACGATTTCTCCAGGCTTGAATGGCTTCTTCGTTTAGGATACTTAGGACAGTAGTAACACTAGGAAATGCACCATCAGGGGTGGTGTATAATCTACCGCTGTCAGTAGACTCAGCGTCTAAGTCATCATATCCAAGATCAATTTTTTCATGATGAAATACTTTCATATTTATACTTTTATCGTGCTTCCACGCCCTGCATTTTTCTTTATTTGCTTTAGCTTATCTTGCCACTCTGAACCAGCACGAGTCATTGTACTCTTATGATCAGAGATAGGATTCAACGGTTGAAGTTGAATCTTGAGATGCGGGTTGTCTTCCTTGAATTGATCTAGATCAACTACACTCATCTGATGTTCAACAATCTCATCGGTATCTTTATTTCGAAAAACATATGTTGGCATTACTCTTCAATCTCCCATCGCGATTGATATTCTAGTGCGTGACGACACGCGTGGATATAATCTTTATCCTCATCTGATAAGACAGACCAGAATTTAGTAATAGTATATATGTGTTCATCAACCTCAAACTGTCTCTCTAAGTGTTTGTTGGACTCCATCATCTCTTGTAACTGGTCCATCCGCGCTTTGATCTTGTCTCTGACTCCCATTAAACCACTCCGGAATTGGTCGTTTTGTCCAGTTCATACTGAACCTCTCTTGCTTTGTCTGATAGAACATCCTATAAGACTTAACTGGATCCTCGGGGAACATACACTCAGGATTTGACGTCATCGCTAAACGGAATGGTGTCATCGGTCCTTCTTTAATATTTCGTGGAAGTTCCATTAAGTAAGGTATCAACTCTGATGATTTATGCACCTTATTATATCGATAGGTATATTCATCACAGAGAGCAACAAAGTGAACAAGATGCCAACCATAGTTTGTAGTCGACTCCATCGTCCACTGTGTGCACGGGTGACCCACGTGTACGGCTGCATACAGATTCTCTTCGCGGTCGCCAGTCAGACGCCAATACTTGACGTTAGTCTTACCTGACTTTGACGGTCGACGAATTTCAATACCATCGAGAACGCGATGAGCGGTTGACAACATTTGAGCAGACTCAACTACCATCTTGACTACATGTTTATCACATTGTTGTCGTGCAGCTGTGTCTGGATTTTGATCCAATATAAACAAATTCATAATATAATATTATACCATATTTTAAGCACTAAGTAAACCAGGAAATGCTTCATTGACTAAAGCTTTTGTAAGAGGCTTAATTGTTTCTTTGTTTATCATTGCGACAACAAGCTCAGCATCGCCTGGATGGATACCTTCGAGGATGCCAAGAAAGATACTTTCTCGTTTGTAAGCTGGTAATCTATCACCCTCGCCACCTTTAAATAGATACTTAAACTTGCGATTTTCGCGGAGGATGGATGCCGCGGCAGATTCTGGTCGAGCTGCAGTATATGGAGGTGATCCTCCAGGCAAATTCCATTTAACAATCGGATCCATAGATCCTTTAATGATATCTTTGAGAGCCCAAGATTCATTGTCTTTTAAGATCTGAACCTTATCTGCTTTCTTCTTTGTTTCTCTTAGTTTTTCAATCACTTCATGTGGTAGTAGCATTAGATAAACTCCTCTATGCATTCAATCAACATTTTGCACTGCTTATTTATAAGATATGGAAGTACCTTACCTTTGTTGTGCCATGGATCTTGTTCACCATAGCTTTCTAAAATCTGATCTTTTAGATGCTGTGGCGTACGCGTGAGATCGATCAGCATCTGATTACGCTGATAGTTTCTATACCATGGCTTCGAAGTATCGGCCTTCTCAACACCATTAAAGATATCGACCAATTTCTTTTGAGTAACAGGAGTCTGACGTAGACCCTCGACAAATACGTTATCATCAGATAGTACATTAGGTACACCATCACCTGTATCACCTCTAATTATTTTCTCGACGAGTTTGAGACGTGGATTTTCCTCTACAACAAACTTTTTCAGAAGTGGAGAGAACTGCTTGACGTTATCATATTGCTGTAACTGTTTGAAGTCACCATCAGCTGATATAATCATAACACCTTCGTGCATACCAAATTCTTGTGTCTGCTCTACAAGAGTACCAATTACATCATCAGCCTCACAACCTTCGATGTGAACAACCTTATAGGGAAAGTTATCTTTGATCTCCTCACGGACTTTATTGATGATCTCGAATGCCTTTGGCCAGTCGAATGTAGACTCTTCACGATTCTTACGACGGTTTGCTTTGTATTGTGGAAATGCACCACGACGCCAGTTGTTTGCACCATCTGCAGCAATAACAACTTCACCATAGTCGTTGAACTTTGACTTATACATACGTATGGTATTGAGGATCATATGACGAATGAGATCTTCACTCAATGTCTTTTCGATAGCGACAGCACTGACTGCAATACCATTATAGTCGATAATTAACATGGGTACTCCATCTTCCCGGTGAATAACTCTACCATTATACACCGGTTTTGTGAACATGTACACTACTTTTTTAGGTGTGACGCATGAATCTTACAACCAATGAATGCATTGTAATATTCGTCTGAGAGGAGAACATCGTTCTCAAATTGAAATTTAGCTTCATAGTAAGAGCATTCACCCTTGGTACTACAAAGCTTTAGGATTTCTCTTTTATAATTGTCGTGTCCTTTGGACTCCACAAGTCTTTGGACTTCAACGTTCGAACCAAAGTAATCACGCCAATCGGACTCAATGCGAGTGCGGATCCGACGCTTGCGAGCTTTTGTAACCGGTAGTACTTTGGGACGCCAGAAGAATTTTTTACCGATGTATTTTTTACCGGTATCGATTTCCGTGATTTGATACACAAATCCTTGATATTCGTCTGGCGTCTCCGTGAACGGTTTGTCCTCATATATCCACATGCATTTATATATCATCCCCTTCGGATAGATCCTCCGGTTCAACGCGACGGCCACAAGCGGGGCAAAACTCGATACTAGCATGTTCCTCAGTGACAACATGCGTCTCAGTATCGCAGTATTCACACATGATCCTGTATTGCTTCATGCAACTTTTTCCCAGCCCCACTCGCCTTCCATGCCGACGACAGAATATTCCGTGACACGCTTCTCAAAGAAGTTATCATGTGACGCACCGTTCAATACCCAGTCAAGCCATGGTAGTGGATTGTCCTTTGCCTTGAACTTTGGTTTGAGACCAAGTTGTAGTAGACGTCGGTCTGCAATATGACGAATATACTGCTTAACATCATCTTTCGTCAGAC